GAGAATATATGAAACTTAATTTGCAGGATTTTCAATATGATATGTATACTAATCGTTGGCAGCTTCGCTCTGAGAAAAATCGATTTGGCTATAGTATTGTTAATACTGCTGTTAGTGGAGCTATTTCTGCGGTTGGACATGTTGCCGGAGCAAAAGTTCTTTCTACTGCTCCTCCTGTGCAAAGATTTGATGATGTTACTGAGGAGTTTGTTCCTACTTCCAGTGAGCTAGGTGGAGGTTGGACACGGCACACTTCTACAATTAGTCGACAAACTCGTCGTTGATGATTTGGAATTTTATTTTTTTTTGTTTAGATTTGCCTTTGAATTTTAAACCTTATTTTATTATGTCATCTAATTTTATTAATGAAGACATGTTAAAGTCTTCTAGTTCTGTTAAAAATCCGATTATTTCGGTGTTGATTTCAAATTATCCTCTTTCGAATGGAGGTTATTTGGTTTCCTTTGGTCAGGAAGAACCTGACGGTTCTTTTAAGTTTTATGATCCGGGTCTTTCTTTGGATTTTAATGCTAGTAAGCTTTCTGCGTATTTGGACTTTAGCGGTGTTTTCTTGCCTAAAGGATGTTATTATTTGCCTGAGATAAAGCTTGCTGATTTCATTAAGGCTTTGTTTTCTGGTGCTCTGTTTTTTGATATGAAGCTTTTGCCTGCTTCCTCTCAGACGCAAGGTTTGATTTTGTTTAAGGTTGATGAAAAAAGTTTGTCTAAGTATGAGCAGAAAGAAGAAGACTAGAGGTAAAGGAGGTAAGCGAATTGTAGTTCGTCCTTTAGGAGGTTTAGTTCTTTGATGATGTTGGGTTACTATCGTCGTTTTGAGCTTGCCTATGCGCCTTTCTTTGTGAGAAAGCGTGTAGGCAAGTGTTTTAAGCTAATTGCTCGATTTCGAACTTATGAACAAGCTTCCGATTATGTCCGTTTGTTGTCTGAACAGTATCCCGGTATTTATTTTGATATAAAAGATGTGTCTTTCTCCCATTTGGATAAGAAACCGAGCGTATAGTTCTCGGACTATTGGCTTGACTGATCGTAAGGTTTTGTTGAAGAATCGGCCTTGGGATTATTTTACTCAGCGTCTTATGGTTCCTTGTGGTCGTTGTGAGGAGTGTTTGCGGCAGCAGCGTAATGATTGGTATGTTCGTTTAGAGCGTGAGACTAAGTATCATAAGAGTCTTCATAATAACTCTGTATTTGTTACGATTACGATTGCTCCGAAGTATTACGATAGTGCATTATTGAATCCTTCCTCTTTTATTCGCATGTGGTTTGAACGTATTCGCCGGCGTTTTGGTCATTCTATTAAACATGCTGTTTTTCAAGAATTTGGAATGCATCCGGAGCAAGGTAATGAACCTCGTCTTCATTTTCATGGTGTTCTTTGGGATGTTTCTTGTTCTTATAATGCTATTCGTGAATCTGTTAAGGATTTAGGTTTTGTTTGGATTTCGTCTATTACTGATAAGCGTCTGCGGTATGTTGTGAAGTATGTTGGTAAGTCTGTTTATATGGATGAGAGTTCTGCTGTTTTTGCGAAGTCTCTTCCTATTACTGTAGGTAAATTAAAAACTAATCTTTATGACTTTCTTCAAAATAGTAGGTATAGCCGTAAATTTATTTCGGCCGGTGTTGGAGATTATTTGGGCGATTTTAAGGCTCCCGGTGTTACTTCTGGTCTTTGGACTTATACGGATTATCGGACCGGTGTTGTTTATCGTTACCGTATCCCTCGTTACTACGATAAGTATCTTTCACAAGATGCGTTATATTTTCGTAAAATTTCTACTGCTTGGACCTATGCTAGTGCTTTCGGTAGTTCTTTGGCTCTTGGGTTCCTTCGTGAAGTTGCTGAGCGGGTCCTTCGTCCTTCCGACTTTTCCCGTATCGTTAAAGGAGGTTTTTCGCGCCTTGTGAAGCTTAGGGATTTTTTAAGGAAGGTTAAGTATAAGCAGAGGTTTATTTCGGTAACTTCTGATGTTATTGATTTTTGGGTAGATTGTTTTGGTGTTGATTCGTCTAATCCTTTTTTTAATAAAATAGTTTATGGGTAAGCAACCTTTTATTTCGCATGCTGTAAATGGCTATTCTCGGTATGATATACCTGAGAATAAGGCGTTTACTGTTACGCCGGGTATTATTTATCCGGTCCGTATTCAGTTTGTCAATGCTCGTGATCGAGTTACGTTGCATCAAGGTATTGATGTCCGTTCAAATCCCTTGGGTGTTCCATCGTTTAACCCTTATGTACTTCGGCTGCATCGGTTTTGGGTTCCTTTGCAATTGTATCATCCTGAAATGCGAGTTAATTCGTCTAAGTTCGATATGAATAATTTGACGTATAACTTTATTTTCTCTGTTGTAGATAACGCTGGTGGTGGAAAATATACTTCTTTTATGTATCCGCGTTCCGGTACTTCTGCTTTTTTTAGTCAGATTATGCCGTTTAATCATCGTGCTGCGCTTCCGAATAGTTTGATGTCTTGGCTTCGTGTTGCTAATAGTCCGATTGTAAATTATCCGGCTAATACTTTGCCTACTTCTGGAACCTTGTCGAAGACAGCTGCGAAGTTTCTTACTGTGAATGCAGATACCTATTTAGGTTATTGGGATATTGTTCGTAATTATTATTCGTATTCTTCTTGGAGTGTTTTTTCTTTTGCTCATCCCGGAACTTTTCGGCCTACTTTTTTTACTACTTCTACCTCTTCGGTAGTAAAGGCTGAGTATCGTTCGCAGGCTTCTTATTTTTGGCAGCGTTATGGTAATTTAGAGTTTTTGGATCATTATTTTGAAACTATGTTTTATCCTAAGGATAGGAAAGTTGCGGATGATCGTGATGAGTTATCGTGGAACCGTTCTGATTTGTTTGTAGAGATTCTTCGTTCTGATTTGTTTAATAAGGATACAACAGCAGCTGCTCCGGATTTTAACAGGTTGGTGCAGATGTTTCCTCAGAATGTGAATTTTAATGTTCCGGCTTATCCTTATGATGTTCAGGAGCCAGAGGTTGATTGGAATAATGGAGAGGGCGCTGATACTAACGTTCCTTCTAAGGTTTATTTTGCGTCGACGTTGAATGTTCCTTTTTTGGTAGCGCATCCTATGGCTGTGTGTCCAAGCTCTCCCGATCGTTTTAGTCGTCTTATGCCGCCGGGTGATTCTAATTCTGATGTTGATTTTACAGGTATAAAGACTATCCCGCAGCTTGCTGTTGCGACACGTTTGCAGGAGTATAAAGATCTTATTGGTGCTTCCGGTTCTCGTTATTCTGATTGGCTTTATACGTTCTTTGCTTCTAAGATTGAGCATGTGGATCGTCCGAAGCTTCTTTTTAGTTCTTCCGTTATGGTTAATAGCCAGGTTGTTATGAATCAAGCAGGTCAGTCCGGTTTTGAAGGTGGTAAAGCTGCTGCATTAGGTCAGATGGGCGGTTCTATTGCATTTAATACTGTGCTTGGTCGTGAACAAACTTACTATTTTAAAGAGCCTGGTTATATCTTTGATATGCTGACTATTCGACCTGTTTATTTTTGGACAGGTATACGACCTGATTATTTGGAGTATCGTGGTCCCGATTATTTTAATCCGATTTATAACGATATTGGCTATCAAGATGTTCCTTTCTGGCGTCTTGGTTATGGTTGGAACTCTGATTCGATTAGAGAGAGTATGTCCGTAGCTAAAGAGCCTTGTTATAATGAATTCCGGTCTTCTTATGATGAGGTGTTAGGTTCTTTGCAGGCTACTCTAACTCCTAAGGCTACTGCTCCGTTGCAGTCTTATTGGGTTCAGCAGCGAGATTTTTATCTTATAGGTTTGTCGTCTAATCCGAATGAGGTTAGTCCGTCTATGCTTTTTACTAATCTTAATACAGTTAATAATCCTTTCGCATCAGATATGGAGGATAATTTTTTTATTAATATGTCGTACAAAGTAGTTGTCAAGAATCTTGTGAATAAGTCTTTTGCAACTCGTTTATCTAGTCGTTAATATGTTGGATTATATGATTGAAGACCTTCCTGAATATAGGTCTCGTGGCGAGCGAATTATGTCTGTTTTGAATGGTTCCGGTTCTGTAGATGTTTTGCCTGGTCGTCCGGATGTTCAGGCATCGGATTCTGATTTTCGGAAAGGCGAGGATTATGACCCACCGCTGGACTTCGATCCGAACTCATTTTCTCGGATCGACAAGTTTGATGGTTTGGAGAGTGGACAGGGTGTTATTGATGACTTTCTCGAGCGGCAGCGTTCTTCTTCGGATGCTAAGCCGGAGAAAGAGGCTTAATGAGGTTTAGGGTTCTCGAAGGGAGTACTCAGGTATTCCCTTCGGTCCCTTGTCCACTTTCCCGCCTCGCACCGCAGGTAGCGTTTAGCACCTTAATAATCAGCACTTTATGTCGACGTAGTCGGCGTGCTGCCCGTATAAATTTATTGTTTTTAAAAGAAAATTACCTATCCCTTTACTAGAAGATATATGATATGTGCGCGGACCGATTTTGATGTTTGCTTTGAACATCAAATTTGGATATCAAATTGCGGTTTTGATAGCGTATTTTCTTATGGTTTCTTATTGTTGTTTTGTTATGGAAAAGGTACCGTTTTATCGTAAGAAAAGTTTTTGGACTTTGTTGATTTCCATTCTTACGGCATTATCTGTTTATTTTGCTGCTTCATGTACTCGAAAGGTTATTTATCGCTCTTCTGGTATTCATTGTGATACGGTTGAACTTGATGTTCGGTCTAATTTAAAGCTTCCTTAGTATGCCTGCTGCTTCTTTTGCTGCTCAGATGGGTCAGTCGCTTGGTATGAATTCAGCTGCTTCTGCTGGTTCTTCTGCTGGTGCCGGTATTGTTGATGCTTTGTTTGGTGGTATTTCTGCTCGTCGTAATTGGAAGTATAAGCAGAAGGAAATGGCATTGCAGCAGCAGTATGCACTTGAACAGATGTCTAAGTCTGCGGAATTTCAGTTGGCTCATGACAAGCAGATGTTTGATTATCAGAATGCGTATAATGATCCTTCTGCTGTTCTTGAACGTAATTTGGCTGCTGGTTTGAATCCTGCTGCTGTTCTTGGTCAGTCTGGCGTTGGTGTTTCTGCTACTATACCCACCGCTAGCGGTGGGGCCCCATCCGGTCATGGTCCTGTGGCTAGTGGTTCCGGTGGGGGTCTTGCTGCTCTTGCTGGTAATCCTTCTGCGTATGCGGATATTCAGTTGAAAGATGCTCAGCGGGAGCGTGAGCGTTCGGCTGCAGCTCTTAATGATGCTGAAGCTGATTGGTATAAGTCTCAGACTTTGGATAAGGATTTGCGTGAACGTTTGATGAAGGCGCAGGCAGGACTTGCCGAGGCTGGAATAACTGAATCTACATCGCGTGCAAGTTTGAATACTGCGATAACTTTGTCCTATTCTATTGATAACGAGTTGAAAGATGCTGCTTTTGGTTATAATCTTGATATGATTAAGGCCGATCTTGGTAAGGCTAAGGAAGAGTATTATCAGCTTAAGGCTCGTACTGGCTATATTGATGATCAAATTGAAGCAGAATTGCAGTTGTTGACTGCTCGGGCACTTTATTTGAAGTCTTCTTCTTCTAATCAGGAGCAGTTGGCACGTGTGAATGAATTGACGGCGGATGATTTGGAGAACTGGTTTGATGTGAATTGGAATACGGAAGTTGAGGTTCCTATTGTCGATGAGAAAGGACATGTCGAGCGTACGGTCAAGATGACCGGCAAGGATATTCGCA